TAAATTATTCGAATTTGAGCATGTCTTTTTGAAGTACCTTGTAATAGTTGCCGCCTACTTTAAATTGATACGGGATAGATTCGCTGCCTACGCGCACACCCCTAGGCGCTTTTCCTATATGCCTTAGTGCATTTTCTAAAGCTTTACTCTCTTTACAGTAGCCGCAACCGTCAGTCTTATAGAAGACAGTATCTGCCGTGCCGTCATTGTCAACAAGCGTATAATAGACTTGATGTCCATATGTGCCGCTATTCTTTGAACAATACAGTTCTAGCCGGTATTGATTCCCTAAAGTAATACTTTTAAATGGTGTGGATTCACAACGCTGGTTTATAGTGTCCCAGTTCATGGTTTTATGCCTCGTTTAAGTAATGTTAAGAAATATGTTTGCTTCGACTTGTGATAATTAAAGCATACGATTTTAGTAATTGCAAGGGTTCTTGAGTGTGAATAGTTAACAATAATTAAAAAAATAGATAAGAACACAAACACAGACCAATGCAAGAATCATGCCAACTTTTAAAAACACCAAAGAACCTTCAGCATCTGTTTAATAATCTGATGTACGGCCTTACGTTGCAACCTTTAATACTGTTTTGTGGCCTTAGGTGTGGCCTACGCCTATAAATTAAGCATGGCCGAGGGGGGAATTTTCACAAGCGCTTTATACGATAACCACCTCAGATTTTTTCTCCAAAATTGAGAACAACCGCTTGCGTAAGCAGAGGCGGCTGTCAGATAGATTTAAGATCACCTCCCGGTAGAAGTAGAATAACTAACTTTACTCAAAGATAACTGTAAGAGTTCCCATAACAGGCGGAGTGCCCTCAAGTTCAATGAAGGCAAGTGGTGAGGGTGCTCCCTCTCCAGACCCATTATAAGCTGTTACGTAGAAGCCTGTGGGTTCCCCAACAACGATAGGGTATCCTAAAGAAACATAAACTGTATCAGAGGTGTCTACAAGTAACTCTCCACTGGCAGTATAGAGGCGGTAGCCAGCCACACCTCCTACACAAGTATCAACACATATAGCAGGATTCCAATAGAAACCTATATCTCTTAGAACTGTGAGTCCTTGTGCTTGTGTCATTACTACAGAGCTAGTTAATAAGAGCACTGTAGCAAGAGCTGTTAAGATTGCCCTACATCTGGCATGTATTAATTTCATATATAGGCTCCGGTAGGTAGTTATCTATAGTCATCCCAAAGACTCCTAATGAATTTCATCAATACTTAAAGTATACTTAAAGATATTCTTTAAGATACCTTAAGTATACTTAAGTATATACTATAGTATATGTGAACGGGGGGTGGGGGGGTCTTCCCTATAGGGGAACCTTCGAGATAACTCATGTATATCAAGAAGTTACCTTTGGTGTTAATTCTTCTATTTTTATGACCCAACTTTTGGGTATTGCGATGTGTCCTCCCCCTGTTTCTAGCTCATCTTCAACGATCCTAGACCTCATTATGACAACCTTATCGGCATCATTAACCACTAACCACCCTACTTCCTGACAGATAGCTGGTTCATGCTCAATAATATCTTCAATGGTAGTCCAGCATCCATTGCTGTCTTGGGCATCCTGCCAAGTTAGTCTTACTATAGGTACTTGATCTATATCCACGTATTAGCCCTCGGTTGTGAGTTTACATTATAACCACTAGAAAACCTATCCAACTCAGAAAGTAGAGCTTGATTCCTTCTTTCCTGCATTTCCATATCAACATCTGCTGCCATCTGTTCTACCCAGTAAGCCACACCCATAGCCAGAGCATCCAACCTATCGTCATGTGCTAGAGACCCCCGCTCTTTTGTTATACGGGTCATCTGATAGGTAAGCATGTACTTCTGAGCTTTCTCCGTTGGATGGTGTTGAACACTGTCAAAGTCTTCTTGGATGACTTTAGGGTCTATGATTAACTTGTGCTGATTTAAAACAGGCTCTAGTGTATCAATAATACGTAATTCTTTCTGCTTACTATGTCTCACCTCTTCGATAGTAACAGGGTATATCTTCTTCAGAATAGGTTTAATCAGTTCTGTGAACATCCCGTCACCGAAGTTACTTTCTATCAGGAGCATGTTTACTTTATGGTCTTTAGCTAAATGAGCCAGTTTGGTTAGCGTGTGTTCGCTATAACCCCCTTTTATACCACCGCAAGCGGCAACATATAAGTAACCATTAAGCATCTTAACAACAGCATAGGCTGTTTCATCTTGACCTCTACCTGATGGATCAATAACAAGGACTGACCCGTCATATTCCACGTAGGAGCCAACAGAAGCTTCAGGAGCGAAGAACTTGTCTCCACTAAGGCCAACATTAGGGAGTTCTTTAACTTCCTTCATAACGCCATACACGAGCTTCTCGGGTGCCTTGTCTTTATCTATAGACATAACCATCATATCTGAGAGCTTTAGAGGGTATCTATCTATGTCTGATAAGCTTGTATCGAGCATAAACTGCAAGGCAAACCCTGAACGACCGTAAGATAGCTCACGTTCTAGTAGGTCATCATCGTCAAATCGCTTAGGATCTACTGGTTGGCCGTCTAAGGGGTTTTCTGAAGAACCCATATCATCCCATAGGTTAGGAGCCAAACGTTCCCCATACGACTTCTCAGCGTATTCTACGCTAGGATAGCGAGCTGGCCACACTCTCATCTTGTAGCCTCGCTCTGTGAGTGTATTATAAAGACTCATTTCACACTGAGGTGTCCCTAGATATAAAATCTTTCCTTCAGGTTTCAATATAGCGTCGAATTCCTTTACAGCTTCGCCTAGTTTATCTCTCATTCCCTGTGTCATGGAGTTGTTGGGAATTTCCACGTCATCAGCCAAAATTACATCAGCTCTGCTACCAGTGAGCTGGCCAGTGATACCTACTGATTTAACAGAAGGGCTACCACTAGCCAGTGCTGGTCTTACATCAAACGCAATCTTACTCCACCTTTGCTCATTTGTTGCAATGAGATGTTGGCATATTGGGAGTTCAAGAATTAAACGTTGAGCAAACGTAGAAAAATCGTCGGCACGTTGTTTTGAGGCTGAGACAACCATAAACTTCTTCTGGGGATCAAGTAGAAGCTGGTGAACGACAAAGGCGGCAGCAATATAAGACTTACCTATGCCCCGAAACGCCTCGACGATTGATCTTCGTGGGGCGTGTTGTATAAAGTTAGCAATATCATATTGAACAGGTGTAGGCTCAGGTAGGTTAAGGTGCTGCCAGACTAGGAATAAAAAATTCCTAAAGTCTTCCAACCTCGGGTCTAGCTTATCCATTACGACTCCTGTTTTTCTTCACATTAGAGATGCGAAGGTTTGACATACTGTTGTTTTTAGGGTTTCGATCTTTATGATCTACGTCCTTACCTTTGACAGCAGCAGTACCCTTAGCCTTCTTAATTTTAAGTCTGGCTTTATTACGAGATGATCTACGTGCTATTTGTTCTGGCTTGCCTTGGTAGTTAGCGTATTCTTTTTTATAGTTACGCATTAGTGAGAAGCCTCCTCAAAAGGCAGGGCAGTTAATAAACTTGCCATAGGTGATTCAGCAGTAACTATATCGTTACTCGCTCCGTTATCCTTAAGGAACTTTACAGCTACTGAGAGTTCAGCAGAGGTGGCATTCCCTGATTCAACTCTTGCCAGTAGTTCTTTGGTAACACCATCGTGTAACTCGTCTAATTTATTTTTCATAATTAACCTTTCATCACTTTAGCTATCTTCTCACCACTACGTCCAACGACATAGCCACCTAATCCAAGTTGTAATAACACCCATGCCTCATCTTTTAGAGGTGTCGCTAGAAGCCCTAGAGAGTCCCCTACGGCAAGTATTAAGAAGGTAAGCATTGTTATAGGCCGCCAAGCTGCAACGATGAAATGTTCACTCTTTGCTTCAGAGGACACTATAGCTTGTTGGCCTTTAATCATTTCTTTTTCGTAATCAAACACACGTTGCATAGCTGCCGCTTGGACATCCAATAAGTGTCCTTTAGCTTTTAATCGTTCATCGTCGCTTGTGTGTAGTGCATCCACTAAATCAGCAGCAGGTTTAAAGATGCCTGCTATGAGGTCTGTAACGCCCATGGTTACACTCCTATTAATTTAAGAATACCAAGTAGACCTAGTTGTTCACTCAGCCAGCAGATAACACCGCCCACGACAAACCATTTGATTTGCATTAAAGACTGATTAATAGCATCTAACTGATCTTTAAAAACCACTGCGTTCTTCTGTAGAGTCGCTAGTTGTTCTTCGTGTAGATCAATACGCCATTCCAAGCGGTCTACTTGTTGTTTTAAGTCATCCATTTAGTTGTCCTTTATGCTTAATATAAGGGGGGTGTGTAGGGTGGATTTTTCATAAACTGTTGCGCTATTACGCCATGCCTAACGCTACTAGAGGTGCCATAACCGTCTGAGTTTATGTTAATCTGGCCGAAGTCAGGGATCCATGTCATTGCATACATCCTAACGTAGTATTGAGTGTTTGCTGCTAATCCAGTTAGTTTAGCAAACCCTGTAGTGTTTGTATAGTCAGTATAGCCAGCTCCAGCTCCCGTTAAGTATTCACCGTATCTACCTGTTTGCAAGGTTGTACTGTAAGTTGCAAAAGTTGGATCAGTGCTATGAACCATATAGATACCATAACCGTTAAGATCATAAAGATCATTTTGCGCGCTAAGAGAACCGTGTATTAAAATTACATCATCCCCATTAGCTTGGTCAGTGGTAGTGAAGGTAAGGCTTTTGTCAGTACATTGAAACATATCAGTGGTCTGAAATGCTTGGTATACAGTTGTTTCCTGATAATCTGCAACATCCACTAACGTGTAGTGCCCACTAGGTACGCCTTGTCCATTGCCAAAAAAATCGCCAAGGCCTGTAATGAGTGCTAAAGGGAGTGTACCAGTGTCATCAAGATTAGCAGGGTTTAACGTAGAGGTACTCGTGAGTACCCCTGACGAATCAAAGCTTGCTAAGGTTCTTGCCTTAGTCATAATGAGTTTCCTTTTAAAAGTGAATATAGCAGAGGAACCTCTAGGCTCCTCTCTTTTATGGTGTATCTGTTACGATATTTGCGGCTGTCATGTTATAAATACTTTAGTGTCACGCTAATTTGTTTATCGTTTAAAGAGTTCGGCTTGGTAGACACTATTTCTACTAAACCTTCTTCTACTAATCTTGGTATTCTTACGTCTATGTCTTGACCTTTACTATTAATATGTACGACACAACGATCACAGCCTATAGCGTTGAGCAGTTTCTTCTCATGGGCGACTGCATCATTAGTCCATGTATATCCACCTAGGTCTTCTAAAGCGCCTAAAAAATATGCCCAACCATAAGAGGCTGTTGTATTTTTATTAACAGCACAAGACCAAAGAGCAACTATAGACTCCCCTTCCACAAATAAGAAGAAGTACCCTTTATTACTTTTTGATATAACATCCATAGACTTAGACACCATACTGTGAAACGTAGGTTTTTCCATGTGGTTATAGGGGAAGTTATCAGAAAGAAAGTATTTCTCCATCCTAGTTTGAGCTTCCGCAATAAAGGTGTCTCTTTTTTGTTCAGCATGTTCTAAACCCTGTTTAAAGACTTCAGAGTCTAAGACGCTAGTTACTTCTTCTAGGCTATTGACAATATAAGTAGTTAAACCGTTATGACTAAATACATCCATATTAATATCTCCATGTTACGTTAATTGAGTCTTCACTCGCTCCATCAATGAGCGGGAAAGTGCTAGGGCTAGTCCATGTCCAAATTGACGTAGTACCTGATAATGAGTAAGTCGCGTTAACTCTAGCAAATATGTGGCCATCAAAAGATAAATTTACCCACCCACTGTCAGAAGTATGGCCCGTAATTCTGACAATAAACAACTCATTACTATTTTGATCGGTATGGTCAAAGAAGGCAACTACAGAGTGCTGTACTGAGTCATCTGTGTGTACTTGATTAGAAGTAGGCGAAATAGAGCCTAGTTGCGCATCAGGGGGTGAGATAACTCCGTCTGCATATCCGTTGCTAGTTGATTTTGTTACTTCTTGCTCTGAATTAATAGTGAAAGTATCTTCAGATAGAGCAACATCATCAGAATATACTATAGGCCTTGTAAGGTCTTTTATAATATCTTTTATCATGGGAAACCTGCATACTTTGTTACTTGAGGAGCCACGTTACCCCCTATCGAGTTTCGTCAATGAATACCTTGGATTGCGTACCACCTGAAACTATGTATTTCACATAAGGTGTTAAGACGATCTCTTTAAGCATGTCCGTCGTAACAGTTTCAATAGTTACATAATCAGTACCATTAAGACTCCCTTGAATAGTAACTGTTTCACCGCTTCCAATTACCACTTGGATTACTCCATGAGAACCGTCACCCATCCTTGGGTTATAAGCCGTTGCTGATATTAATTGTGCCATTTTAGTTTTTCCTATCGTTTAAATTTTGGTTTGCTTCTTATAGCCATATCAGTTAGCTATATTCCCGCTTTCTCTCTTGCTTCTACTTCAAACTTATTGTTCTGATACCCTACTCTGTACTGTTCTATGAGATACGAGATGTAGAACTTAAACCAACCTAATCGTCTTACTTGATCTACGTGCACCATCTCGTGCTCTCTAAAAAGAAACTTACTTAATTCGCTTCTATAAAATACAAAGGGGTATAGAACTATTGCTTTGGCTTTTATTCTGTACTTCCCAAATAACCAAGGACATACAAACTCTCTTACCTTCAACATTTTTATACCACCTTATTTTGTATTAACTCGTTGCTTTGTAAACACCAGAAGATGCCTCCCAAACAATCGCAGTGTTATCAGTTCCATATGGTAAGGTGTTATCTGTGTGGAGCCTTACCACACTACAAGAATGTCCCGGTGGTATGACTACATCAAATGAATTTTCTGTAATCGTTCCGTCACTTGCTACGAATATAAGATTAGTGAAACCAGAAGCGAGGCGTAGTTTAACATCAATATCACCTATATTTAAGATTTTCTGGATAAACCTAAACTTATTTCCGGAATGGTTAATTGTTGCAATAATTTCGGTAAAATTTAAGGAAGAACCCTGAACGATATTCTGGCTTGGGGCGTTGCCGAAACGTACTCCAAAGTTCTGTGTACGGTAAAGCCAAGTTGTACCACCTATAAAAGAGTCAACCCGAGCCATTTCTATATCTAAATTTGTTGGCACAGACGATAAATATTTTCTTAGATTAGAGTAAGGGTTTACAACAACTTCAGTACTGTCAACACCTGTAGTACTGTCATCGTTATAATTAATAACAGAATAGTTATTAGTAACCTGAACAACATCAGAGGCCGCTAAGGTTTCAAAGTATATTCTATTGCTCTGAAGAGCAATGAAATAATCTGCTGTTGTTATTGGGAATGATGTATCTCTTACTAGCTTCACGCCATTTAAGAAGACAAAACAATTAACATTAACGTCATCTACTTCAATGTAACTATAATTACCTCCCCCAATAACAGTATCAGTGAAGGTAGTAAAGGTTTCGGTCTCGTTTTCAGGAATAGTTAGTTCAAAACCAGTACCATTATAAATTTTAAGGACTTTGCTAGTAGTATCATACCAGAGATCGCCCAAAGAAGGGCTAGTAGGTGCGGTGCCAGAAGCTACATAGAACGTTGAGGCTGCAAAGTTGACCTCAGAGGCAGTATCAATCGCCTCCTGTGCCATATAAAATAACTGGTTAGCGTCATCGTCCAGTACGTCAGCAGTCATCAG